TATTACAATTATCGAACTTATAATTATCATATTCGTGATGATAAACAAGGTTGGATGGAGTTTCAATTCCAACCTACTTATTGGAAACGAGTACCTGAATGGAGAGAAGGAGCTCAACCTGTATTAACTGGTGGATGGGCTGTACCTACAAAAAAATTAGATAAAAACGATCCAAACTTACTAGAAAAAGATATAGACAAGAAATTACTTGTACTTCGAGAATTATATTATCAATTTGATGATGTGGTTCCATCTTTTCAAAATATAGTTTATATAGATATTGAGATTGAAATGGGAGGAGCACTTACTCCAAGTTATATAAAGTCTGCTCCTATGCCTATAACATCAATTGCTTTAATTGATATTACAACTAAACAAAAAATATGTTTTATAGTTGATAAAACAAATCAAATTAAAGAAATAGATACTGGAGATAAACTTATTATACCTTGTAGTTCTGAAAAAGAACTTATTAAACGATTTATAGATAAATTTGAAGAACTAGATCCAACAATATTAGTTGGATGGAACTCAGAATATTTTGATATACCTTATTTATATTATAGATTAAAATCTGTTGTAGGTAATGAAGTAAATCGTTTATCACCATTAGGTATTATAGATGAACGTGAGTTTAATGGTGAAAACCAAATAACAATAGCTGGTATTAACCATTTGGATTATATGTTACTTCATAAAAAGTACATTATGAAGGAAGAACCATCATATAAATTAGGTGATATAGGTATTAAATATGTTGACCTAGGTAAAATTGAATATGAAGGTAACTTAAATACTTTATTTAGAGATGATCCTGAGAAATTTATAGATTATAATTTACGAGATGTTGAAATTGTTGAAGCATTAGAAAGTAAACTTAAATTTATTAATTTAACAATTATGATTTCTCATATCTGTAATATTCCATATGAAAGTATTTATTGGAATACAGTTATGAATGAAGGTGCTATTTTAAAATATTTAAAACGTGAAGGTATAGTTTCACCAAATAAACCAACAACTCATAATCCATCACTTAAAAATATAAAAGATAGTTATGCTGGAGGATATTTATTAGAACCAATACCTGGTCTATATTTTGATGTTATTGACTTAGACTTTACCTCACTATATCCTTCAATTATCAAATCATTAAATTTAGGTATTGAAACATTAGTAGGTAGAATAAGAGTAGATCATAATCCAACTTATGAACAAAATCATAGTCTTGAAAAATTAAAAGAACGAGATCCAGATGAAATTGTAGTTGTTGAAAAATTAGATAAAACTAATTATACTCTTAAATCAGCTAATATTAAGTTAAAAACTTTAATTGATTTAATTGAATCAAATGAATATACTATTTCAGCATCGGGTGCTATTTTTAAAACAGATGAACAAAGTGTATGTTCTAAAATATTACATGGATGGTTTGAAAAACGAGAACATTATCGAGGATTAAAAAAGAAAGCTGGTAAGGAAGAAGATTGGGCTAACTATAAATTATATGATTTATTTCAACATGCTTTTAAAATCTTACAAAATGCTATGTATGGTACATATGCTAAATCTGGATGGAGATATACAGACGGTAATTTAATATGTAGTGCTGCTATTACTAATTCAGGACAGAGATTAACTCAAGAATCTATTATATATGTTAATAAAACTATAAATGATGAATTAAAAATAGATAAACAACATATATGCATCTCAGATACAGATTCTATGTATATTGTGTTAGGTGATTTATTAAAATATAGATTTCCAAATTTAGATCCTAAAGATAAAAACGATAAAATATTAGAAATAGCTTCTGAAATACAAGACTACTCTAATAATTATTTAAATGGATTAAGTAAAAAATTATTCAACATCAAATCCGGTACTCACTATTTCCAATTAAAACAAGAAGTAATATGTGCTGGTGTATTAACAACAGGTAAACGTCGTTATGCAATGTATGTTACTAATAAAGAAGGTATAAATGTTGAAGAATTAGACATGAAAGGACTTGAATTAATGAAGTCTAACATGAATAAACTATTTAAATCATTTGGAGAACAATTTATTAAAAACATATTGTTTGGTAAAAATAAAACAGATATTGATACAGACATTATTAATTTTTATAAAACACTTAAAACATTAGATCCAAGACAATTAGGTAAACCAACTGGAGTTAAACAAATGGGAGCATATTATATTCCATCTCGAGCTGGAGAAATGTTTAGTACATTTAGAACTAAAGCACCTGCTAATACTAAAGCAGCTGTTCGATATAATGATTTATTAAAGTTTAAAAAACTAGATACTAAATATGAATCCATTATTGAAGGTGATAAAATATTTATTATTAATTTAAAACCTAATGTCTATAAATTAGAAACAATAGGATTACCAAATGCTAAAGTACCTGAAGAAATAGAAAAATTTGTTAGGGAATTTATTGATATAGATGAGATTTTTGAATCACTATTATTAAATAAATTAAAAGAACTTTATAAAGATCTGAAATGGCAGTTTCCATTATTAAATGAAAATATAAGCAAATTTTTTAAATTTTAAATATTTATAATAAAATAAGTTATGATACATAAATTAACATTACAGAATATCATCTCAAAATATTACTTAAATGGTATGATTGAGGCTGTAAAATGGTCTATAAAAGACGAAACACTAGATATTAAATTCATGTTACCAACTAGAGATATGATTGGTGAACTTAAATTTAAAGAATTAAAAATACATGATACTGAATTAGCTATTTTTAATACAACTCAATTAAATAAATTAATAGGTATAACTCAAGGTACTTTATTATTAAATATAATAAAGCATAATGGTATAGCTAATCGTTTAAATATTCAAGACAATCAATACGATTTAACATACGCTTTAGCTGATACTTTACTTATAGGTAAAGTAGGTAAAGTAGATGAACCTCAAACATATAATGTTGAAGCTTCATTAAATAATGAACAAATTTCTGCTTTAATTAAAGCTAAATCCGCTTTACCTGATACAAACCATATTATAGTTAATAGTAATATGAATTTTAATGGAGACAATGTATTAGAATTTATATTAGGCGATGATGGTGAATATTCAAATAAAATAACATACTCAGTACCATCAACAGTAAATTCAGCTGTATCTTTACCGTTTGATGCTGAAGTATTAAAAGAAATATTAAGCGCTAATAAAACTGCTGAATCTGGTACACTTAGTATATTCAGTGAAGGATTAATGAAACTTCACTTTAATTACGATGATGTATTAGAAGTAACGTATTTTGTTGTAAGAAAACAAGAATAACTTGGCTTTTTAACAAAAGGATGTTATATTATATAAAAATAAAAAAAGTTATGGATATAGAATTATTTAAAACCGCTACATTAATTAAAGACCCATCAATTGAACCTTATTTCATCTCTAAGGACAGTAATTCATTTACATTATGGGAAGCATGCACTGCAGATGAAAACGCCAAACCTAAACGAGGTAGAAAAAAAGTTATTACAGATGATAATAGAGATAAAATAACTTATAAATCTCATGGTTACTATACTCAATTTGAAAATTGTTTAAATGGTATAGCTAAATTAAAAATCAATCATACTAAAGAATATAATAGTATTAGATCGTATATTAAAGAATACAATCGAGTTAAAGATGAATTAAAACAAATTATTAACGTAGGAATATAAATTATGAAATTAAAACCAGTTCACAATCATGTGATCATCAAACAATTAGAGGAAGAAGAACAACAGTATGGAAATATTATTGTTCCAGATATGAATAAAGAACTTCCTAAAATGGGTATTGTAACAGCCATTGGAGTAGGTTCATATACTCAAACAGGTGAATTAATACCTATTCAAGTAAAAGTAGGAGATAAAGTTGCTTTCCCATCATTTAGTGGAGTTAAATTTACTATACAAAATGAAGACTTTATTTGTTTAAAAGATCAAGAAATATTAACTATTATAGAAGACGAAAATGAATAAAATTATTGTATTTGGTCCTGATGCTAGAAAACGTTTAGCTGAAGGTGTAAATAAGTTAGCAGACGCAGTTACTGCTACTTTAGGTCCTAATGGACGAAATGTTGTTTATGTTGAAAACGATGAAGTTCGTTCAACTAAAGATGGTGTTACTGTAGCTAAAATGGTTACTAAATTAGAAGACCCAGTTGAAGATTTAGGTGCACAAATGGTTAAACAAACATCTATTAAAACTGCAAACAACGCTGGTGATGGTACTACCACATCAACATTATTAGCTCAAACCATCATTAATGAAGGTTTAAATCACCTAAATAAAGGTGCTAATGCAGTTGAAATTAAAAGAGGTATTGACTCAGCTGTAAAAGAAGTAATAGCAGATTTATATAAAAATGTAGTGAAAGAAATTTCATCTGAAGAACAATTGAAACAAATCGCTACTATTTCTGCTAATGGAGATGAAACAATTGGTGAATTGATTTCTACAGCAATGGAAAAAGTAGGTAGAGAAGGTGTTGTATACATTGAAGAATCTAAAAACGGAGAAACATATCTTGAAACTGTAGAAGGAATGCAATTCGATAGAGGTTATAAATCACCATATTTTGTTACTAATAACAACGATATGACAGCAGTATTAGACAATCCTCTTATTTTAATTGCTGATAAACGTTTTAATCAAATTAAAGAATTACTACCAGTACTTGAAGCAGTATCAGCTCAAAATCGCTCATTATTGATTATCGCTGAGGAAATTGATGGTGAAGCTTTAGCCACACTATTATTTAATAAAAGTAGAGGTATTGTTAAAGTATGTGCTGTTAAATCTCCTGATTTTGGTGACCGTAGAAAATTAATTTTAGAAGATATTGCTATCTTAACTGGTGGTACTGTATTTTCACCTGATAAAGGTATGAAATTAGATAAATTTAGTTGGGATTGGTTTGGTCAAGCACGAGTAGCTACTATTACTAAAGAATCAACTACAATTGTAGATGGTAAAGGTAAAGAAGACATTATTGTAACTCGTATTGAAGAATTAAAAGCTCAAATTGATAATCCTAAAGCTTCATCTTATGAAATTGAAAAATTACAAGAACGTTTAGCTAAGTTTATTGGTGGTGTTGCTATTATTCATGTAGGTGGAAATAGTGAATTAGAAATGAAAGAAACTAAAGATAGAGTTGATGACGCTTTAAATGCTACTAAAGCCGCTATTGAAGAAGGTATTGTACCTGGTGGTGGAGCAGCTTTATTATATGCTCGTGAAGCAATTACTAAATCAAGATCTGAATTAGACTCAGATATCTATATTGGTAAAAATATTGTTTATAAAGCATGTGCGGCTCCATTTATAAAGATTTTAACTAACGCTGGCTATCCAGAAGCAGAATGTTATAATTTAATTAATAAATTAGAACCTAAAGATGATACTAATTATTGGTATGGTTATGATCTTAAATCTGAAACTATATTAGACATGATGGAAAAAGGTATCATTGATCCAGCTAAAGTAACACGTAATGCAATTCAAAATGCAGCATCAGTTGCTGGTACAATGTTATTAACAGAATGTACTATTGTAGATAAACCAGGTGATAAAAAAGAAACACCTGGTATGGATTTAGGAGGAATGTTTTAATGACTATGATTAATAAAAAACATACAATATTAAATGAAAAGTATCGTCCTGAATCTTTAGATACATACATTTGTACTGAAGAAAATAAAATTAAATTCCAAGAATTTATTACTAATCAGGACATACCTCATTTACTATTTGCTGGAAAACCAGGCGCTGGTAAAACAACATTAGCTAAAATATTAGTAAACAATATTGATTGTGATTACTTATATATTAATGCTACTGATGAAAGAGGTATGGATGTAATGCGAGATAAAGTAGGTAAATTTGCATCTGCGGGTTCATTTAAACCACTTAAAATAGTGATATTAGATGAAGCTACTCACCTACTTCAAGCATCTCAAGTTATATTATTAAACATGATGGAAACATTTAGTTTAACAACTAGATTTATCTTAACAGGTAATTATCCAGAACGATTAATAGAACCACTTAGAAGTAGATGTCAAGAATTTGATTTACAACCTCCAACTAAAAAAGTAATTGCTAAACATATTGATAGTATTTTAAACAATGAAAACATAGAACATACTGTTGAGGACATTGTTTTATTAATTAAAAAATTCTATCCAGATTTTAGAAAAATAATCAATAACTGTCAAAAGTATACAGTTAATGGAGTTCTAAAATTAGAAAATTTATCTGGTGTTGACAATGGATATCAAGAAAAAGTTTTAGGTGAATTAGTAAAACCAACTTCATCATCATTAATTAATATTAGACAAATTATAGCTAATAGTGATATAGAAGACTTCACTGATTTATATAGATACTTATATGATAATTTATCTAAATACTCTAGAAATAATGATGGTGAACTAATAATAATCATTGAAGAAAGTATGTATAGATCTCAATCTGTTTTCTTAGATAAAGAAATTAATATAATGGCAACAATAAGTAAAATACTTCAAATAATTAAAACAAATAAAATAATATGAACAACCAACCACAAGATTTAAAAGTAAGCATTGATTTAAAAAATACTCAACCTGTAACATCAGAAAATGGAAATCACGTATTTACAGAAGGTTTTGTATTAAGAAAAATCTCTAAATTTTTAACTGGTACATCAGAAGATGGAGTGATTCCAGTACCATGTTTTTATGATGTTAAAACTGGTGAAATTTTACTTGACACTTTACCTAAAGAATTAAGAGAAGAGTATGCCGAGTACCAAAAAGCAAGCAAATAAATTTACAATATTTGATTGGCTTCAAGAAGTCACATACAATAAGACTTCATGGGATTCATTTTCAAATGAGCAGAAAAAATCATTTGAGCCGTATATGATCAATCGATTACTAAGTATGAATAAAGATTATTTAGAATTGATTGATTATATACAAATGCTTCCTATTACTGATAAAGAAAAATATTACAAAATATATTGTAGTTTAGTACCTAAGAAAAAAATTTGGAACAAATATATCAAATCAAGTTCTAATTCAAAAAATAAAGAACTAGTAAATTATATGACTTTATATTTTGAGTGCTCAATTAGAGAAGTAATTGAATACTTAAATTTACTTAATAAAGAACAGATTAAAGATATATTATCTAGTTTTGGATTAGATGATAAAAAAATAAAAGAATTAACAAAATAAATATGAAATCAGGAGAAAACGGATTAATAGGACCTGGCGATAACGATTATGGTCGAAGAGAAAATTTAACAGCTGATCTTATTGCTTTACCACAAGACAAAATTACATGTCAAGTAATGGGTGATTTAAAATCACGCGCTGATAGGGGTGTTAAAAAATATGGTACCACATTAGAAGGTAATAATAAGGATGATTTTATGAATCATGCTTATGAGGAAGCATTAGATTTAGCTCAATATCTTAAAAAAGAAATGTCTATAATTCCTACAATTCAAAAATTAATTGAGCAATATCCTAATAACATGGAATTAGGAGCCGCTATAAGAAACACCTACAGCAAATGAGTAAATCATTACCCAAAATAGTAAAACAAATTCAACAGCAACAATTAGCTGAGATAAATTATGCTTACCAGCGTAGTATATCTTATAGTCAAATGACTATATATAATAGTTGTGCTTATAAATGGAAACTACAATATAAAGATGGTTTAATAGTACCTTCATTTAGTATCCATACTGTATTTGGAACAGCGGTACATGAGACTCTTCAACATTATTTAACTATACTTTATGAACAAAGTGGAGTTGAAGCTGATAAATTTGATATTGAAGAATATTTTAAAAACAAATTTATAGAACAATATCAAGTAGCTTATAAAGATAATAATAAAACTCATTTTTCATCATCTCAGGAATTAAGAGAATTTCATGATGATGGATTAGAAATAATATCTTGGGTTAAAAAACATAAATCAGATTATTTTAGTAAACGTGGGTGGTATTTAGTAGGTTGTGAGATCCCACTTGTAATAACACCGAATAAGGCGTTTAAAAATGTATTATATAAAGGATATCTTGATCTTGTATTATATCATGAACCTACAAATACTATCAAAATTATTGATATTAAAACATCAACTAGAGGATGGAGTGATAAAGAGAAAAAAGATGAATCTAAACAATATCAGTTAATATTATATAAAGAATATTTAAGTAAACATTTTAATATAGACCCAGATAATGTTGAAATAGAATTTTTTATTGTTAAACGTAAAATATATTCTGAGTCTGATTTTCCTCAAAAACGAGTTCAAATTTATGTACCTCCATCAGGTAAAATAAAAACTAAGAAAGCAACTAATGCTGTAAATAAATTTATTGAAGATGTTTTTAATACTGATGGAACTATAAAAGACGGAGAATATAAAGCCAATCCATCAGATTGGAACTGCAAATATTGTCCTTTTTCTTCTAAAAAAGAAATTTGTGATAAAAGTATGTTTTAACAAAGTTTGTATATATTTATATATATAAACTAAGTTATGGCAAGTAAAGATAATCAAATTCTAACCTCAGTAAAAGTAGATAAGGATCTATTTGAGGAATTTAAAATCCAATGTATTAAGCATAAATTTTCATTACAAAAATTAACAGATAGAGTATTGGATCTCTATTTAAAAGATGAAACATTTAGAAAATCAATCCACAACCATCAAATAAAATAAGTTATATGAAAGAAAAATTAGGTTATGTCCCTCAAAAGGATCGAAAGAAAATACTTTTAATATGTGATGATATTAGAGTACATTCAGGAGTAGCAACTGTAGCTAGAGAATTAGTAGTTAATAGTGCTCATCATTTTAATTGGGTAAATGTTGCGGGAGCAATTCAACATCCAGAAGTAGGTAAACGTTTAGATTTATCTCAAGATACAAATCATCATGCTGGAATAGATGATTCATCAATTATATTATATCCAGTTAACGGTTATGGTGATACTACTTTAATTCGTCATTTATTACAAGCAGAAAAACCAGACGCTATATTTTTGATTACTGATCCAAGATATTTTATTTGGTTATTTAATATTGAAAATGAAATTAGAAAACATACTCCAATTGTTTATTTAAACATTTGGGATGATTTACCAGCACCTCATTATAATAAACCATATTATGAAGCATGTGATGCTTTATTAGGTATTTCAAAACAAACTGTAAATATCAATAAATTGGTTTTAGATGATAAAACTAAATCAAAAATCATTAAGTATGTACCTCATGGTTTAAATGAAAATGTATTCAGACCATTAACTGAAGGTGATGCTGATTGGAAAGAATTTAACATATTTAGAAAACAATTCTTTAAAAATAAAGAATATGATTTTGTATTATTTTTTAATTCTAGAAATATCCGTCGTAAACAAATTCCTGATACTATGATGGCATTTAAGTTGTTTTTAGATGGATTAACATCAGAACAAGCTAAAAAATGTGCTTTAGTATTACATACAGACTTAGTAAGTGATCATGGAACTGATTTATTAGCTGTTAAAGAATTATTTTTTAATGGATATGAAGATAATATTATATTTTCAACCGATAGAAAAGATTCTAAACAAATGAATTTTCTATATAATTTAGCTGATGCTCAAATTTTATTAACATCAAATGAAGGATGGGGATTAAGTTTAACTGAAGCTATGTTAGCTGGATTACCAATTATAGCTAATGTAACAGGTGGAATGCAAGATCAAATGCGTTTTGAAAATGATAAAGGTGAATGGATTGATTTTGATTCAGAAGTACCTTCAAATCATAGAGGCACTTATAAAAAACATGGTAAATGGGCATTTCCAGTATTTCCAAGTAATATTTCAATCATGGGTTCACCTCCAACTCCATATATTTTTGATGACAGATGTAGACCAGAAGATGCTACTGAACGTATTAAAGAATTATATGATATGTCTATAAGTGAAAGAGTAGAAAGAGGATTAGCAGGTAGAGAATGGGCTATAGGTGATGAAGCAGGATTTACAAGTGAAAAAATGTCTAACAGAGTTATTGAAGCTATTAATGAATTATTTACTACTTGGAAACCAAGAGAAAAATTTGAATTTATTAACACTAATGAAGTTAAGAAAAAAACATTAAACCATAAATTAATATACTAATAAAAATAAAGTTATGAATAAACCGTTATTTATTATATCATCACCATTTGATGTATATAGTGGCTATAGTGCCCGCAGTCGTGATTTAATTAAAGCAATTATTGAATTAAACAAATACGATGTTAAATTGCTTCCTCAACGTTGGGGTGATTGTGCTTGGGGATTTTGTAAAGACAATCCTGAATGGTCATTTTTATATGACTATGTTTTAGCTACACCTCAGTTACCTAAACAACCTGAAATATGGATGCAAATAACTGTTCCAAATGAATTTATGCCTATAGGAAAATACAATATAGGTGTGACAGCGGGTGTTGAATCAAACATATGTGCTGCTGATTTAATTGAAGGAGCAAATAGAATGAATCTAACATTAATATCTTCAGAACACTCTAAACAAGTATTCAAAAATAGTAAATTTGAAAAACGTAATAAGCAAACAAACCAAGTTGAAGGTATTATTGAATTAAATAAACCTATTGAAGTATTATTTGAAGGAGCTAATTTAGATATTTATTTACCTCAAGAACCAGCTATTAAAGGAGCAAGTGTATTAAGTGATACTATATCAGATATTAAAGAAGATTTTGCTTACTTATTTGTAGGTCATTGGATGAATGGAGATTTAGGTGAAGATAGAAAAAATGTTAGTTTACTAATAAAATCATTCTTTGAAACATTTAAAAATAAAGCCAAACAACCTGCTTTAATTTTAAAAACATCTGGAGCTGTATCATCATATGTTGATAGAGAAATTATTTTAAATAAAATTCAACAAATTAAAAATACAGTAGATTCTAAAAATTTACCAAATGTTTATTTATTACATGGTGAATTTACAGACAATGAAATAAATGAAATATATAATCATCCAAAAGTAAAAGCAATGGTTAGTTTAACTAAAGGTGAAGGTTTTGGTCGTCCATTACTTGAATTTAGTTTAGTTAAAAAACCAATTATAGTAAGTAATTGGAGTGGACATATGGATTTCTTAAATCCTGAATTTGTAGTAGCTATTAATGGTGAATTGAAAAATGTACATCCAAGTGCTGCTAATCAGTTTTTAATTCCTGAATCACAATGGTTTAGTCCACATTATAATGAAATTGGTAATGCTCTTAAAGATGTATTTGAAAATTATAAAAACTATACTGAAGGAGCTAAGCGTCAAGCATATAGAAGTAAAACTGAATTTAGTTGGGAGAAAATGAAAAATAAAGTAGATTCATTATTAACTCAATATATTCCTGAATTTCCTAAGGCTATTGAGTTAAAATTGCCTGCTCTCCGTAAAATAGAGTTACCTTCTTTAAAAAAGATTGAATCCAAAAGTAAATAAAATCAAATTTCCATATATTTATAATAAATAAGTATATGGAAATATTTTACGTTTATAAATTAAGTTCAAATGGAATACCGTTCTATATAGGAAAAGGTAAAAAAACTGAAAGTTATAATAGGATTAATTATCATTTAAATTATTGGAATAGTAATAAAAATAAAAAACTTACTAATAAAATAAAAAAACTAAATGGTATTTTTGATATTGATATTATTTTTGAATCTATAAATGAGAAAGAATGTTTAGATCTTGAAATTAAACTTATATCTGATATCGGTAAAGATAAATTATGTAATTTAACTAATGGTGGAGAAGGTATATCTGGGTTTAATCATTCTGAAGAAGCTAAACAAAAGATATCATTTTGGAGAAAAGGAAAACCATTATCTAAAAAAACTTGTAAAAATATATCTCAAAATAAAATAGGTAAAGCATATAAATTGAAACATATTCCTGATGGGAAAATTGAAGAGTTATATAAAACTAAAGGAATATATGATATATGTAAAGAATTAAATTTAACATTTAATACTGTAAAAAGTTACTTACAAAATAAAAACATATATGAACCTTTCAAAAATAAAAAACCAGATTCTGAAGAAACAAAAATAAAAAAATCATTATCTAACAAAGGTAAAAGATCAAAAGCTATAATACAATATGATATAAACGATAATCAAATAGCAGAATTTATAAATATAACAGAAGCATGTTTATATATTGGTAAACCAGGACGTATGGGAGATTTAACAGCATGTTGTAGAGGAAAACAAAAAACAGCTTTTGGTTATAAATGGAAATATAAATAAAAACTTAAAAAAATAGAAATAAATGGATAATTTAGTAATTTGTGATCGATGTGGATCAGATGCTTGTTATAAACAAGAAGTAAATTTAGATGTTAATTTATATTGGTGTTATGGATGTGGTTTCACATCTAACACCGCTATGAAAATAGACAGTGAATTTTTAAAAGAACAAATGGATATTCTTCCTGAATTGTATAAATCTTTAATAGTTGAAGATGAAACTGGAAAAATTTGGATTCCATCAACAGTAAATATTCCTGATAAAGGAATGGTATTTGCTAATGGTACAGGACCTAATAATTGGAAATGGACAGCCGTATTAGCTGTTTCTGTTAAAGAAGAAGAAAAAGAAAAATTCAAACTTAAAAATGGAGGTTATGCTGAATGGAGAATGGATATGAATACTCAACAGCATTTTGAAGAACGTGATTATATAGAAGCTTTATCTTATATTGGTGTACTACCAAAATAATATTATATTAATAATATGAAAGTAAGTTACGGTATAACAGTTTGTGATGAAGTAGAAGAATTAGATTCATTACTTAATTTTTTATCACTCAATATTGATGAAGAAGATGAGGTTATTGTTTTAAGAGACATGACTAAAACTAATGATGAAATTACTAAATTATTAGTTAAATATTATGAAGTGTTTAACCATAGAATGATATCTTTAGATTTTAGTCTTAATTGTGATTTTGCTACATTCAAAAATAAATTAATTGAAAATGCATCTGGTGATTACTTATTTCAGATTGATGCTGATGAAATGCCAAATGAATTTCTAATTGAAAATATTAAACCAATACTTAAAATTAATTCAACTATAGATTGTCTCTATATACCTCGAGTTAATAAAGTAAATGGTTTAACTCAAGAACATATTCAAAAATGGGGATGGAGAGTTGACGAACAAGATAGAGTCAACTTTCCAGATCCTCAAATGAGATTGTTTAAATTGAATCAAGGTATTAAATGGAAAAATAAAGTTCATGAAGTATTAGATGGTTATAAAACTATATCTACTCTACCTTATGATACAGAAGATTTTTGTTTATATCATATTAAATCAATAGAAAAACAAGAAAAACAAAATAATTTTTATAATACCTTATGAAACTATTTATAAACCATTTAGATTCAGAACGCATAAAAAAAGATCTATATGATGTAAGTCATATAGATTTTTCTTTATTCATAGATGATGTTCCTAAAAATCAAAACGATTTATCTTCAATTAACATATTAGTACTTCAAGAGCCAAATGAATACTTTGGATTACATGATTGGGCTATTCAAAATAAAGATTTATTCCAAGTAATAATGACTTGGGATGATAGAGTAATTAATAATTGTTCTAATACTATATTTTTTAAATTTGGAAACACATGGTTTACTCCAGAACAATATGGAGTAGAATACACTAAAAAATTTCAATTATCTCATTTATGTGGTAAATTATTAAAAACCTATGGTCAATCTATTCGTCATGAAATTTTAGCTAGAAAAAATGAAATAAAAATACCTACTAAATTCTTTGATGTTTATGGAGATAGATATGACATTAAAAATGCTAGGGAAGGTAAAGCTGAAATATTTGGAGATTCAATGTTTGGTATAGCTATAGAAAATACCTCACATAATGGTTATTTCACTGAAAAAATAATTGATTGCTTTTTACTTAAAACTATTCCTATATACTGGGGATGTTCAGATATAGATAAATATTTTGATAAAGAAGGAATAATTAAGTTTGAAAACGCAGATGATCTTATTTATATTTCTAATACATTAAATGAAGAATATTATACATCAAGAAAAGATGCTATAGAAAAAAATTATCAATTAGCTCTAGATTATTTAGATTATGAGAAAACAATAATTGATAAAATAAAAGAAATATTTACCCTAAATAATATTATTTAATTATGAAAAACGTTTACGATATAACAAATGAATTTGAAAAACGCTTAGCTGAATATACAGGTGCTAAATACGTTGTAACTGTTGATAATCAATCAAATGCTTTATTTTTAGCATTAATGTATGAAAACGTAAAAGGAAAAGAAATAACAATTCCATCTCGTACTTATCCATCAGTACCATGTGAAATTATTCATGCTGGAGCAAAAGTAAATTTCAGTCCAGTTAAAGGTAAAACTATTAAAGGAGCATATCAATTAGAACCTACAAATGTATGGGACTCAGCTTTAAGTTTTACTCATGATATGTACAAACCAGGAACACATATGTGTATTTCATTTACTGGACCTTATAAGCATTTTAAATTAAGTAAAGGTGGAGCTATATTAACTGATAATCATGAAGCATATTTATGGTTTAAAAGAGCTAGATATAGTGGTAGACGTGAGTGTTCATATCATGATGATAATTTAGATATGTTAGGATGGAATTTTTATATGATGCCTGAATTAGCAGCTAGAGGATTATTATTAATGAATCAATTTTATGATATCAATGGTAAACCTAAACATAATGAAGATCTAGAGTTACCATATCCAGATTTATCTAAATTTGAAGTATACACTAAAGCTAATAGATAGTGAAAAATATAGTTTTAATAGGTGGTGGAAACCAAGCTCATTATACAATAGATATAATTGAGAAGATGAATCAGTTTAATATACTTGGTATTATAGATTCAGTTCATGAAATTGGTAGTGATAGATTTGGATATAAAATTTTAGGCAGACAAGAAAATATTATTGACTTAATTAAAGAATATAATATTGAATGTGGTGTTATTTCAATTGGTGATAATTGGTCTAGACATTATGTTTATGAATGTATAAAAAACTTAGCACCTGATTTTGAATTTGTAAATGCTATTCACCCTTCAGTCATTATAGGAAATAATGTAGTTTTAGGAAAAGGAATAGTAGCAATGGCTGGATGTATATTCAATCCTAAAGCAGTAATAGGTGATTTTACTTTTTTTGCTACTGGAGCTCAAGTAGAACATGATTGTGAAATAGAAGAATTTGCTAGTATATCAGCTGGTTCAATAACTGGAGGATATGTTAAAATAGGTAAATTCTCAGCTATCACATTAGGTGTAACTATAATAGATAGATTAACAATTGGTGAAAATACAGTTGTTGGAGCAGGAAGTTT